GCATTGACTCTTTTAGTTGGGGCATTTGAAGATTATTTATCATAGGTAAGTAAGAATGGCTTATACAGCAAGGCAATTAGTTACAGAGGCATATTATCTATCGGGTATTGTGAGCAGAGGATTTCAAACAGTATCTGGTGATCAATTGACTGACGGCGTTACCGTACTCAATAATGTCCTTGCTGATAAGTCTTTCGATAAGAGATTTATCCCATATTTCAAGCAATATACGTTTAATGGCATAGTTGGTCAGGAGAAATATTTCATTCCTAATTTAGTGGAAATAGAGTCTTTTACTTTCAATATTGGAGATGTTCGATATCCAACTTATGAAGTAGGAAGAAAAGCATATTTTGCAACAGCTAGATTAGATACTATTCCTTCATTACCGTTTAAATGGCATATGGAGCGTACTTTAGGAGGAGCTGATTTATATTTATATTTCGAACCTGCCGGAGCTTATGTTTGTAAAGTATGGGGTAAATTTGGTTTTGATGATGTAACTGCCGATACGGATTTATTTTTAACATTCGATAGATTCTATACTAATTATCTTGAGTATGAGGTTGCTCAATTTATTTGCAATAGGCAAGGAGTATCTCTACCGCCGCAGACTGCTGATACCTTGGAGCAATTTAGAATAAAGATGCGCGATCAAAGTCCTATAGATTTAACTATTGTTAAAAGATCAAGAATGTCCGGAACTCCTTCTCTAAATTTTGCTGATATTAATATTGGCAAGGGATGGAGGCCTCCTCAATAATGAGTAAACGAGGCCAGCACCTACAGGAATTACCAGTTAATATTGTTGGTTCTACGGTATTTGGCAGATACCCGAAAATATCAGTTGAACAAACTTTCAATATGATTATTTCTGATGATTTTCTAGTTCCTTATGCTGGATATAAACAGATTCTGAGTTTATCCAGTGAGGGAAGCGGACGTGGGATATTTAATAGTTCTAAAGTTGGAAAGATGTTTGTAGTAATAAATAGCAATATCTATTCGATAGATGCTAATTTAAATTATCAATTTATAAATACTATCGATACTACGACCGGAGATGTTTTTATAGATGAAAATGACAATAACCAGATAGCGTTTTGTGATCGCGATAGTATGTATATTTATAATTATTCTACTGGTGATTTTCAAAAGGCAGCATTAGATTTCATACCTGGATATGTATGTTTCCAAGATGGTTATTTTATAGCTCCTGATATTAATTCGGCTAGATGGGAATTATCAGCTTTAAATAATGGATTAAGTTGGCCGGCAGCTCCTAATCAAGTAGGGGGATTTCAAACTAAACCAGATAATCCTGTAGCTTGCGTTAGATTACCTGGAAAAGGAAATAGTTTGTTAGTTATGGGTAAGACGGTAACGGAGCATTGGGTTGATGTTGGTTATCAGTTATTTCCTTATCAAAGAACTTCTGGATATAACATTGATTATGGTTGTTTAAGTCCGGCGACTATCGCTTATGGAGACAATTTTGTTATTTGGCTAGGAATTAATGAAAAATCTGGGCCTGTAATTATGTATAGTTCAGGAGGGGAAGTTCAACAAATATCTAATGATGGTATTAACTTTAAATTTGCTCAATTAACTAAACCAGAAGATTCATCAGCTTTTTTATTTAAGCAAGACGGGCATTTGATTTATCAGATTACATTTAAGACGGACAATTTTAGTTTGATATTTGATTTCAATACCAAGAAGTTTTTCACATTATGTGATGATTATATGAATTATCATATAGCGAAAAAAGTAGTGTTTTTCAATAATACATATTATTTCATAAGTTTTAACGACGGTAATTTATATGAATTAAATACTAAATATACGGCTAATGAAGGAAAGGAGATACCTAGAGTTAGGGTTACTAATTCTATTAGATTGCCAGATAGCTCTCAGTTTATTATTAATAATTTAGAGATGGTTATTGAAGAGGGAACTGATGCCTTATTGCAAAGAGTTGATTTGTCTATATCGACTGACGGTGGAGTAAGCTTTGGCAATATAGTAGGGCAAGACTTAAATAAATTAGGCAAGAGACATAACAGATTAGTATTTTGGAATTTAGGTCTAGCTAATGAGGTTGTATATCAGGCTAGATTTTGGGCGACAGGCAGATTTGTTGTGGGAAATGGCGCAACGAGTATATATCAATGAGCATACCAAATTTTATAGATACGAAATTTACAGATAAAGAAGGTAATCTTACCGATACCTGGAAGATGATTTTATCGCAATTGTTCTCGCATTTGCAGAATAATTTATCTCAAGAAGGGATAAAAGTACCGCAGCAAACTACTGCAAATATAGGGATATTAGATAATATTAATTCATTAGGAGCTTTAATTTACGATAAGGACACTAACGAATTAAAAGTCAACATTAACGGTACATTTAAAGTAATAGCAACATTATAAGAGGTAATTTATGGCAATGCCGACAACAGCAGCAACTGGGGCAGATCAATATGTGACTGGGAATGATGTAGGTTATGGTCAATCATCTTCAAATCCAATGGCGAACCCCATGACAAATACAGCCATCGGGCAGTTGCTTTATAGTTTAAATTACAAAGATCCATTTGATGCTGCTAATAAATATTTGGGACAAATTCAGGGAACTATATCCCCTTATTATAATCCTTATATAAAAACAGGAAAATATGCTTTAGGAAAAACTACTGGAGCATATAACAAATATATGACAAATCCTGCTGATGTTATAAATCAATTAGGACAAGGATATACTGCATCTCCTGGCTATCAATATAATGTAGATCAAGCTACTAATGCCGCTAATCAAGCTGGAGCTGCTGGCGGTATGGTTGGCACCCCTCAAGAGCAACAGCAATTAGCAAGCGTTATAACTGGATTATCCAGCCAAGATTACGATAAGTATATGCAGCAAGTTCTTGGTGTTGGCAAGTTTGGAGCGCAGGGAATGCAAGGAGTTAGCAATCAGGGTTATCAAGCATCTAGCCAAATGGCTCAAGATTTAGCTCATGTTTTATTATCTCAAGCTATGTTGTCTTATAAGAACACAATGGCTCAAAATCAGCAAAGTGGCGGTTTAATATCAGGATTAACAGGTGCAGTTGGTTTATAGGTGAATATATGGGTCTACCAGTATTAGATGTTCCAAATCCTACATTTGAAGAAAGCAATCCTTTTCTAGCGGGCATGAAATACAATGCGGCTATTAGACAGCAGCAATTGCAGAATGAAGCGGACACGATTAAGAATCAGTATTTAGGACCTAGTTTAGCTGAAGCATTGCAGCAGGCTCAATTGCAGAATCAGATTACAGCTCCTAAAGCTGAACATGCTGAAGAAATTACTATGGCTGATTTATTGCAACAGCAGAATCAAGGGAAATTAACTGGAGAGCAGGCGCAATGGTATGGACCTAAAACTAGATCAGAAATAGCATTACAGGGAGCACAAGCTGGATATGCTGGAGCGCAAACCAGGGAAGCCAATAGTCTATTACCATATAAGATTAAAGAAGCTGAATTTAAAGCTAAATATCCATTATTAAGCGCGTCTGGAGTAGCTCAGCAAGTTGGCGCATTATCATATATGAACCAAAATCCAGATCAATTTAATCCTCCTTCACAACAGCAAGTCCCTACGGTTGGATCGATGGATCAAGGAGTGCAATTACCACAAGATCAGCAACAACCTACATTAGGTAATGCTTTGGCGCAAAGTATTCCATCTTTGTTTAATAGACCTCAACAGCAAGAGCAATATCCTCAGCAACAGCCTGTTCCTCAACAAGCTCCTGTTTTTCAGCCACAACCACAGGCAGGCGCGCCGCAACAACAGCAACCACAAACATTACAAGATGCATTAAGGCAAAGTATTTTCAATACAGTAAACGAACAGAAAGCTAAATCTCATTTATATGAGCAAAGAGCTGAATTGGCAGATTTAGCGACAATGCCAAAAGATTCAGCTAGGGCATTATATGCGCAGACTTTAGGAGCCGGAATAGATGCTACGCAGACTACTAGTATGCTTAAACAGGGTATGAATCTTGACCAAATGATGGCTACAAAAGGATATAAGCCAGGTCATTATCCACCAATGATATTCGCGCCATCAGTAGCCACAATAACATCAATGCAAACGAGGGAAATGGCTGGGCCTGAAGGGAATATTTTGGCTGATTTTATTATTGATGCTGTAGCTCCATATTCCCAGACAATATTTGGATATTCAGGAAAGCAAATGGCCGATCAAATTGTTGGTCAATATCAAGATACTGTCGATTCTATGCTACATCAAGATAATAGCCAAATAGAATCTGATTTTAAGAACAGTAACGAAGAGCAACAGGCTAGATTTTTAGCTGCCCAGCAAATGTTACCGGAATATTCTGCGGTCATGTTTAGAAGGATGAATGGCAAACAATTAGGTATAGAAGTTATGGACGAATTACAGGATGCTAGCAGGATGAAGGTTAAGGCCTTGCGTTCTCTGACAACTCCTAAGGTATGGGCTAGATCACAGCAGATAAAGCAAGATATGCAAAATAAGGCGGCGAATGCTTCTACACAAATTAATTATTTTGAAAATCCAGAAAATAAAACAATGGCAACTCAATATGGCGCAACTAATAATCAAACTGTAAAAATACAAGACCCATCTGGTGGGGTTCATGTTATTAGTAGAGGTAAATTAGAAGATGCTTTGAAAAAATATCCAGGAACTACTGTCGTAGGATAAATTTATGTTAGATCAAAATTACAATGATGACGATAGTTTGTTAAATGAATCTGCCCAAGCGCAGGAGGATAATTCTCAACCTGTAAAATATGATTATTCTGAATTTGCTCCTAAAAATTATGATTATTCTGAATTTGCTCCAAAGCAAGAACCTGCTCCGCAATCTTCTCAATCGCAACAGCAAACCGCGCCACGAAAACAATCTTT